TACCCTACTCGGCTTTGCCTCCGGGGGCTTACCAAAATTACTTGATTTTGCACAGGATCGTGGTGATAAGCGTCACGAGCTTGCCCTGATGTCGGCTAATCGTGAACGCGAGATCGCCCTAGCTAAAGAGGGGTTTGTTGCACAAGCTAGAGTCGAGGAGATTAAAACAGAACAGATTGCTATGCAGACACAAGCTCAAGAAAAACTGGCAATGTACAAGCACGACATGAAGATTGGTGAAGGGGCTTCAACCTGGGTGATTAACCTCAGAGCTTCTGTGCGACCAGTAGTCACCTACCTCTTTGTTGGGATGCTGATCACAGTCAATTGCGTAGGAATATGGTACGCCTACTCAACAGGAGTTCCATTTAACGAGGCTATTTCGCTTATCTGGTCAGAATCTGAGACTAGCATCCTGGCGACAATAATCGCATTCTGGTTTGGTAGTCAGGCGTTCAACAAAAAGTGAAGATATCCGAGGCTGGCATCCAGCTAATCAAGTCTTTTGAGGGCTGTCACAGCAGCCCCTATAGATGCCCTGCTGCGCTTTGGACAATAGGGTATGGCAGAGTATTGTACCCAGACCAAGCTCGCCTCAAAACGCCTGAGAGAGCCTCCTATGCACTTAAACCAGAACACAGTCGGGTGTGGGATGCTGACGAGATTGATGAGCTTCTTGAGGCAGACTTATTACGCTTTACGGATGGCGTACTACGACTATGTCCTGCTGCTGCTGATAATCAGTGCCACTTGGATGCAATGGTCAGCTTTAGTTTTAATGTGGGGCTAGGCAATCTTCAGTCCTCAACCTTAAGAATGAAGTACAACCGAGGCGAGTCAGCAGCAGACGAGTTTCTCAAGTGGAATAAAGCTGGCGGGAAAATCCTTGCTGGACTGACCCGCCGACGAGCTGCTGAAAGGGCGCTATTCCTTTCTTAGCGTGGCTTAGCGTGACTTAGCGTGACTTAGCGTGGCTTAGCGTGACTTCTGTAAACCTCGCAGTGGGTCGTAAAGCCTGCGAAGCGCTTTTTTCTGTATTTGCCGTACTCTTTCTGGGCTTGCTCCTATGACTTCTCCGGTTTGAGCTAACGTGTGCATTTTATCAAAGTCAGTATTCACGCCAAAGCGAAACTTTAGTACATCTTGCTGGCGCTGGCTAAGGGCTGAAGTGGCAGCGACCAGCGCGTTGTGCTCAAGTTCTTCCTGCTCTTCCTCAAGAAGCAAATCAAGCGGGTCTTGGCTTCCCAGCCTGGCGTACATAGGAACAAGGTCTTCGGCGTTAGCCTCCATGTACACTTTGTTTACCGGCAAGCTCTCTTGCAGATGCTGCTCTGGGAAAATGTCGTCTGGGGTACACTGGAAAAAGTCGCACAGTTTTTCTACGTCTGAAACCATTTCTCCTTTTGAAGTGTATGCCGGTGTTTTCAAATTAAGAATGTTTCCAATGCCACCCTGATCGACTCCACTTGCCCTTGATAGCGCTGCCGCAGTCGTTATGTTGTGCTGCTTCATCATGGTCAACAAGTAGTTGTTTTTAATCTTTATCTGCAAGCTGTAGTCTTTCATGATTCCTCTCTGACCACCCCAGGGTTAGTGATTGATATCTTAAACTCGCCTACTATCACCTTGCACAACTTGTATACCTCAACCTTACGACATCCTGAGTTATGCACTAAGTAAGTGGCCTGCTTAATAGCGTCCGTTTCCGTTAACGCTGTTTGACACGCTTCAGAGCTTTTAATTAAATACATTTTTCGCACTCCATTTCGTAAAAGTCTTCGTCAGTCATTAGCTCCTCTCGGAGAATTCTTGATTTATCCGGTGCCAAGATTCCTACCAGCACACGATTTCCGCTAACCCGTAAAATACAAACCTTGATACCGCCTGAGATGTAAAACGACTCGCCTCTGTTTCTAGTTATCATTAACATTCCCTGCTCCTTTCAAAATGGATCGTCATCAAACGGGTCAAGCGCAGCAGCCTTCTTAACGTGGTCTGGCATTTCCTTTTTCTTGATTGAGAACGACAAGGCTGGCGCGTTAGGGTGAGCATCAGCTTTACGCTTCCAAGCACTGACCCAGTACAGGATGCCGTCAACATTTAGCTCGCCCGTAAAGTCTGGATGCTTATCGCTCTGCTTCTTGTCGTTCTTCCGAATTGATCCTCGGTTTGTGTTATCAAAAGTTGTCATATCGATCTCCTATTTTGTTTTTTATTTTGCTGCCAAGTTCTTTAAATGTTTTATGATTTGCTTGCAAAATCTCTATATCTCCTTCGTGGTATTCGCTTTTTGCCATCCTTTCCGCAATCATTCCCGAGCTTAACAATACGTCCTCTAAGAGCTTTCGATCATCATGTGAAAGCGCAGGTAAAATTTTCTCGCGCCAAACTGCTTTAAGATCATCATCATCATTCATATCAATCTCCTGTATTCAACAGTCTTTAAAGTGGGCTTCTTCCGTTTGGGTGGCTCAATATTTTCTTTAACGCATAACCAAAACTCGGTTAACAGTTCTAGGCATTGCTGCCAATACTCCTGATCAGCAGACACTTCCCACACCTCAAACTCTTCTGGTGTCCAGCAGACAAAGTGAGCCAGGCTCTTGCCGGTGATTGCCATCTGGCCCTGTAGCTGGGGCATATAGTGATCAGGAACTTTGCCGTACAGCTTCATGCTTGAGGGACATTTTGCCTCTAAAACTATCGACATTTGTCCCTTGCAAACAAACCCGTCCGGTGTGCAGCCTAGCCAGTCAAGGACAGGATGGATGAAAAATTCCTGATTCTGTCCCTTCTTATCAACCAGCTCTCCTGTTATTACCTGATACTGCCTGATGGCGTTCTTTTCGTTAGCAACGCCCCATTCAGTAGCAGCATTGCCTTGAAACTTCTCCTCACGCCCTGTGAGCTGCCTCCAGAGCTTTTGGCGAGAGTCATAGCCTATCCCTATGGCATTAGCAAAAACGCTGGCAGTGAGCCTCCCAGCGCGTTCAGGAGATAAGCTCAAGACAGGCGCTCCTGCACTTCATTGACTATCTCAATGTGCGCGTCACGCTGCTCCTGAGATAGCATTCGCCAGACTGTCCGCAGGTCGTCAATGTTGGTGCAGGCGTGGAGTGCGCGTCTAACCGATTCTTCAATCTTTGCAACAGCTTTTGGCTCAGGCGCACTGCGCTTTGCCGTGTCTTCATCAGTGTCTGCGTCTTTTGTGTCATCAATTGCCAGCAGGCCATTGAGCGCGTACTTCCTTGCATAGCTGGATGCTGTACCAGTAATCTGGCTTTCGTCCATGCCTTTCTTTAGCAGAGGTTCGCGGGCAAAGGCCGTTGCCGTTCCTATCATCACGGAGCTTTTGTAAATGCTGGCTGTTGCCTTGATGTAGATGCGGTCGCCTACCATGACCACATCGTCAGACAAGATCAGGTGGCAATCAAGATTAGCCAGGATAGGCTTTACAGCCTCTACAATATCCTCACATGATCGGTACTTGTACTTCCCGAATGAGTTGTACTGGCCCTTTGGGGCCTTCAGTTCTGCTTGTATTTGTGCGAGCATTTTAGTTTCCTTTTATTGTGACCGTAGTAACTTCGCGGCATTTTTTACACATTTGAACCCTTTCCTGCGGCTCTCGTTTGATTTCCAGCTTGTCCATTATTCCGTCAGACAAATTCTTGTTTAAAGTCTCCCACTCGTGCTTGCAGAACAAACAGCGAAATTCATCAATTATCGAATCTACTATAAACATACCGTTTCCTTTTGTGGTTGGTGTTGACATTATTGCTCGCTGGACGCACAATGTCCACCACTAAGTTAAATAATTAGTTCAAGAAGGTGTAAATGCTGACGCTAGAAGAAATTAAAGACAAGATGAAGGATCGCAAGCTGGTTACCGTTGCGGCGGCTACTGGTATGAATTATCAGACCGTCCAGCGCCTGATGGCTGGCGACAAGCGCAAGGTTAGCTACGACACTGTAAAGAAGCTCTCTGACTACCTGGAAGGCAAAGATTTCCTCCAGTCTGACCTCTCACGGTCGTGATTGGTACGCAGCAGGCTGGGGGAATTCAGTTTCTGCGGACAAAAAAAAGCCACCTAAACCTTGACGGGGATGTGGTGGCTTCACTAAACAACAGGAAACAGTATAACAATGCACTACTATCAATTCAATATCGGTGATTACTCTAGTCACACGCTTCAGCTCGATCCGATTGAGGATATAGCTTACCGGCGCATGATCGACTGGTGCTACCTGCACGAAAAACCCCTACCTATTGATCCGTCAGAAGTGGCCCGTGAAGTCAGAATGCGGGAATACCCTGATGCTGTTTCATACGTCCTAAACAAGTATTTTTCCTTGAGCGAAAAAGGTTTCTCACAGAAGCGTATCGAATCTGAAATTCGTTCGTACAAAAAACTTTCTGGTAAGCGCAAGGATGCTGCAAACAAGCGATGGTCTAGTAAACACAAGGGCTTGAACCCTGATGCAAGTGCATTGCAAGTGCAATCCACAAGCAATGCTAAACAAGAACCAAGAACCATAAACCAAGAACCATTAACCACTAACCATAAACCAATAACCAAGAACCAACTTAACTACAGTTGCTGGCCGCAACTTCCGAGTGATCAGACGTTGAGTGATTGGTTGGACATGAGAAAACGGTTAAAGGCTAACGTCAGTCAGACAGTGATCAACAGGTATTCAGTAGAACTGGCTAAGGCTGTATCGATTGGCTATACCGTGGACTTCTGTTTACAGGAGTGTGTTACGAGGAACTGGCGTGGGTTTGAGTGTCAATGGCTGTTAAACGGGGTGAGTAATGCAAACATTAAATCAATTGTTGGACAGCGTGACACAAGAGACCGAGCGCAGAGGGCAGCAGATGAAGCCTTCGGAGGCTCCGAAACTGGATTTCTTGAAGGCAGTTTTACAAGAGCTGACTCGTATGGGCTTATTGAATAGCGTCTCTCCTGAACTCTACCAGAGCTGGGCGAGGAACCTAGCTGATCTTGATGAGCGCATGATCAAGAACGGTTTAAGGAAGGCGCGTGACTTCAAGGGATACTTTACCCTGCCAGCCTTTCGAGAGTTGTGCAGGTTCCAGACAGAAGACTTTGGTATACCCAGTTGTCGAGATGCTTACGAGATTATCTACAAGACCCAGTTCGGAAAAGCGGGTGATCTAGGGCATCCGGTAGTTCTGTTTGCAATGCGAGAGTGTGGAACACACGAGATGCAGGTGTTGTCAGACAAGGAATGCTATCGGAGGTTTGAATACTACTTCGACGCAGTGGCTAAAAGAT